TATTTACAGCGATAAAGACGCTCAGAGCCCAGAAAAAAGTTGTAAGTACGGTGACGGTGTTACCGCTTTTGAAGGGCAAGGTGGATGTATCGTATCTGCTTGAGCTTACAGGGAGTTTGCCGTCTACGGCATATTTCACAGGATATGTTGATGTGATACGTGAGATGGATATGCGCAGAAAGGCCATAAAGGCCATGCATGATTGTTCGACGTTGGCTATTGACTTAAAATGCCCTGACTTTATAGAACGTATAGAGCAAGCAGCTTTTGAATTAGCGACGAATAGCATAAAAATTGATGAGTACAGAAGCATAACCGATATAGCGGCTGAGGTTGAAGACGAAGTAGATCAGAACATAAAAAGTGGCGGTAAAAAACTGATCGGCAAACCCACTGGATTTACCAGCCTCGACAATTACATTGGCGGTATGCAAAACGGCGAGCTTATAGTGATAGCCGCGCGGCCTAGCATGGGCAAGACGGCATTCGCGCTCAATATCGCCAGAAATTTCGCCAAAAAAGTTAAAGAGCCAGTGGCGATATTCAGCTTAGAAATGACAGCTAAGCAATTGACATACAGACTGGCAAGCATGGAAACCGGCATAGATAGCGTAAAACTGCGAACGGGCAACATGGACAACAAAGAAACGGATCATTTTGCTGCGCTGATGTCAAACGTGATGGATATGAAGATGGCTATTGTTGACACGCCGGGCTTATCGATGGCCGATATACGGAGTCGGGCACGGCGTATAGCGAAGGACAACGGCAATAGACTGGGCCTGGTGATAATCGACTATTTGCAGTTGATAAAAATACCCGGGAAAAACATTGTATATGAATATGGGCAAGTGGCACGAGAAGCAAAGGAAATGGCTAAAGAATTGGATTGCACGGTATTATTATTGAGCCAACTGTCACGTGCTTGTGAGGCGAGGCAGAATCATAAACCGCTTATGAGCGATATACGCGAAAGCGGGGATATAGAGGCAGCCGCAGATAAAATACTCATGCTTTATCGTGATGAGTATTATAACCCAGATACGGCCGACAAAGGCATTACAGAAGTGATAATCGCTAAAGGTCGTGATAATGGGACAGGCATAGTGAAGATGGCATGGATACCGACACTGACTCTATTTGGTGAACTTGAGAGACACAGAAAGGAGAAATAACATGACAAGCATAGTATTTTGCAGACAATGCGGTTCCAGCAATGTAGATATCCGCGGCTGGGAAGACGAAAACACGGCAATATTCAGGTGCAGCGATTGCGGCAATGAGTCATTGGTTACAGGTTTTACTACAGGGCGCATTAACTTAATGCGTGAAACTATAGCGGATGCTGCTCAGGACATAGCAATATACGACAAATATAACACTGGCGTGAAACTATGGCTTGATGCACTGCGTAAGGCCATAAGGGGGAATAATAGCAATGGATAATCTCAAAGACGCGCTGGCACATTTAAACGTAGCAATGATAAAGGCCAATGATGAGGCGCAGGATGATATCGAACAAGCAATAGAAGGTATAAAGCTGGAACTAAGAGAACGAGCGGAGGCCCCGGATGCGGCTGACGATATATGCTACCACTGTCGGCATATGTGCGGCATACGGAGGCAATATGTGGGCGGCGTGATGCTCAAATGCGTTGGGTATGAGAAAGGAGAAACTAATTATGACTAAAGCGATACTGGAGCTAGACATGCCTAACAGTTGCCAAGGGTGTCCATTCCATATCATCACAGATGTTTGCAAAATATTATCGCACAATAAGTATAATATACCGGCATATACACCGGATGAAGGGCGCCGCGATGACTGCCCGTTACGTGAAGTTATGCACGATGACGAAGAGAATATATGTTATAGTTGCAAACATATGTTCGGCATACGGAGAAAGTATAGGAGAAAGTATATAGGCGGCGTAATGCTGAAGTGCATAAGGTATGAGAAAGGAGAAACCGATTATGGATCAAGAAAAAAATTTTGAGACATTGCAAAACGTGTACAATCAGATAACGAGCATTATAACAAGAAATAATGTAATAATTAATATTACACCTCCAAGGCCATATCTGATTTTGAGAGATGACGATAAGGCGATTAAAGAAATAGAGTATATGTTAAAAGAAGGCAAAATCAAACTTGATGAATATAATAAAAAAATGGACGAAATGAATAAGCGTAAACTATATTTTGATGAGGCGTATAAATTCACTAATTTTACGATAAAGGAGTAACCGATTATGAGTGAAGCAATATTAGCTGATGGGAGAGTGAGGGAAAAATGCTAAACAGTAAAGATAAACCGTTACGTGTCAATACACAGAAGCTACGAGTGCGAATTAATGATTTGTTTGCTAAAGTGGAGCCGTTTAATCGCCCTTTCGTACGAAGTGTATTAGTCTATTTTATGGCCGCATTAGATGAACTTGACGAATTGCGAGGGAATTCCCAAAAAGATGAAAGGCTTGAACGGATTATTCAATGCCGCAATAGTCATCCATCACCTGATGTATGTGTGACTTGCCTTGATTGTATAGGGGAGTTTGATGAGTTAGAGCAAACAGAAAGCGAGGCTGGTATAAGATGACTTTAAGTATTGCAAAATCAAGGATTAGGCCCGGCATGATGATAGAATTTAAGCCGCAGTGGCTGACGACAAATGCGGTATATGCAAAGAACAATCCGATAATACGCGGGACGGTTGTACAGTTGTATAAGCACCATTTCTTGGTGCAGATGGATCGTACGAAAGAATGTTTTTGTTATTCGGACATTGTTACCGGTTATATAACTGTCAAGTAATACATAATGCAAAGGGGGTATTAAGTCATGCATGGTGTTAAACATACCGGACAATATTGCAACAATTGCGATAAAGAATTGACGTCGTGGGACTTGCGGTGCAGCAAAGCATTGGCATACAAAATGCCGGTATGCGAAGCATGCATAGCAAAAGAATACGACAAGACGGTTGACGAATTACGTGATACAATGGAAAACTTTTTCGGCATGAGGCCGTGTCAGGGGATATGAACATGAACGCATTAACAAGCAAGCTGTTAGCAGCCGGTTATACAAAATACGACAAGATTGAATATATACGCTGGAACAAAAGCTGGGATGAGTTTGAATACACTCCTAAGTTTATATCGTATATGGTGCTGGAAGCACCTTGCGGCTTATTAATGCATGGCAAAAATTTCAATGAAATTCCAATGAGCTATATGGGCATAGACTGGAATTTAGAAAATAACAATCCGGTATATATGTGTCCATACAAACATGCAAATTGCGAATTTAACCATGAATATTTACGAGCACCAATGGGTTACAAAAAGAATATTGTCCAATGTGCGTTTCATTTTGCCAATAAAACATACAATCATGACAACAGCTACGAAAAAGTATTAGACGAACTTAATGCTGTGAAAGTAAGGCAAAGACAAGAATTTTTTAGCAAGTTGAAATGGAATAAAACCGCAATAGGCTGTGCTTGTATCAAGTGGGACGGGGACAAGCTGGACTGGTGTGCCGAATACGATCCGGCAGAATGTGCCGGCAATTGTGCCGAAAGGGAAGTATGCGCTTTAACGGGTAAAAGACTGGACGGACAAAAAGGAAACGTGTTTTATGACGTAAAAATTACCACCGTTCGGCATGACGGCAGCTTGTTTGACGGCGAAGAAACAACAACCATAATAAAAGGCAAGAAAGTATTCAGCGAACCGAAGCCGATCGCAATTTGTGAAGCGTATGCTAAGAAATGCGGGCATTTAATTTTGCGGAAGGAGAAAGCAGAACGTTATAATGCACTGTTTAACAGCCAAGACATAACGATAGAAGTATTAAACATACGGGCTGAATACAGAGAAAGCCGTGACTTGCTGCAAGACTTAAAAGACGTTCAGGAGGGGATAGAAGTTATACATGAAAGCGACTTGAAGAAGCAGCAAGCAGAAGCTAAGCGTGAAAGGGCAGCCAAAGCGAAAGAAGAAAAAATGCGACACCGTAACAAAAAGACCATAGACGGCAATAAGCCGTATCAGCTTGCGCTGGATATAAAAATATAACAAAAGGTGGTGAAGAATATGAAGTACACAATAACAATTCCGGGGCGCCCAGTACCGAAGGGCAGGCCGAGGTTTAGCCGCAGCGGTCACGCATATACACCGGAAAAGACCAGAAAGTATGAAGAATTGGTGGCATGGTGTGCAAAAAAGGACATGCCGGAGCCGCTTAAAGGCGATGTGGCTTTAGATATCACGGTATATGCCAACGGCCATTGGCCCGACATAGATAATATTTGCAAGGCGTTGCTTGACGGTATGAACGGCATAGCATATGCAGATGATAGGCAGGTGGCTGCACTGATGATACAGCGGTTGAAGGACAAGGACGAACGCGTAGAAATTACATTATGGGAGGTAGAATAATGACGATAACGGAAATGGTAGAAAAGGCGCATGATAATGCGCTCAAGCATGGGTTTTGGGATGATGTGGCAGAATAGAAAGAAGGACTATTATGGGAACAGTACCGAAGTGGGTTTTTAGATGCATTGAGCATTACTTATATAATTACTTTGACGAAAAGCATAAACTTGAGCAGGATAAGCAAGACATCATCGAAAGCTCACCGCCGGAAATGGAACCGGGGGGAGGTGGTAAAAGCAGGCATGGTGATCCGACAGCGGCCAAAGGCACAAAATTATCATCAGGCAATATATATGAGCGTGAGCAATGGCTAAGTATCGTGGATGACATAGTGGCCGATTTCAAAGGTACTGATTATGAACCATTGATACAGAAACGGTATTTTGACGAATTAGGCCCTACACAGATATGCAATGAACTGCATATAGGCCGAACAACAATGTTTGAATGGCGAGATATAGTTGTGAGCCATGGCGTGAATTTAGCTATTGCAAAGGGGCTGGTCAAATATTCAGACCTGCGAGTTAAAAAGACTTCTTAAAAGTTCGGGACTCTTTTAATGAATATATGTGCTAGAATAGTATTGTGAAGATATGACGATGTGCTCATAATAGATTCCTCCTTTACGTTGGCCGCCTTGCTCCCTTGGGCGGCCATTATGATTATGCAGAACTATACAGGTGATGACAATGAAAGTATGGGCAGAGAGCTTCTACAGAAGTAAAGCATGGCAACAATGTAGAGACACATACAAAGCAAGCAAGCAAGGACTATGCGAAAGATGCTTAGCAAATGGCAAGATAAACGCTGGCGAGATAGTACACCACAAGCAATGGCTAACACCAAACAATATAAACAATCCAAATATAACGCTTAACTTTGACAATCTGGAATTATTATGCATGGATTGCCATAACAAAGAGCATAGCAAACAATTGCCAATCAGTGATGAAATAATGTTTGATGAATGTGGAGATGTTGTAAAAAATATTAACCCCCCCGATAATGGAAAATAATGCAAGGCTTAAGATACCGGTGGGAGAACTCACAAAAACCCCGGAAAGTGCCTATATATGCAGTGTAGTACAAGGAGATGGGATTACATGGACAAAGATGAACGGATAAAAAAGGAAATACGCAAACTTAAAAGAATATTCAGAAACTTACCAAAAGATAAACTTACGGCAGTCTCGACTCTGATTGAAAACGCCGCATTTATGGCCGCAACGCTTGAAGATTTGCAAGACGCCATAAACAAAAACGGCTGCATAAGCACATACCAGAACGGCGAGAACCAGTGGGGCACAAAAAAGAGCCCCGAAGCTGATCTGTACAATACGATGATAAAGAATTATTCGGCTGTGATTAAGCAATTGACAGACATGCTGCCGAAAGATGAGGCAAAGGCAGCAGAAGACGAACTCGTAACCTTCATACAGAAGGCGGTCAGATGAATTGGATACTTAATTATTGGGACGAAATTGAATCCGGCAACATCTTGGTATCGCAAAAGGTTTACAAGGAATACAGCAAGCTGGCCGACGATATACGCAATCCAAAAAGCGAATGGATATTCGATGAAGAGCGTGCGGATAGGCCGATTCAGTTTATAGAAACATTTTGCCGCCAGTCGAAAGGTGAATGGATCGGCAAACCTGTCCAGTTGCAATTATTTCAGAAGGCATATATATCGGCTTTATTCGGTTTTGTTCATAAAGATACAGGCATAAGGCGTTTCAAGGAAACGCTTTTTTTAGTTGCGCGCAAAAACGGTAAATCGACCATGCTGGCAGGCATTGCGCTTTATATGCTGATTGCTGACAATGAAGGCGGTGCGGAAATATACAGCGTAGCCACAAAAAAAGACCAGGCAAGAATTATATTCACCGAAGCTGTTAACATGGTTAAGCAATCTCCGGCATTATCTAAGCATATTCACAAACGCAAAAGCGATATGTATATGCCTTTGACCTTCAGCAAGATGGAGCCGCTGGCCTCGGATAGCAACAGCCTTGACGGATTAAATTCTCATTGTGTCATAATAGATGAGCTTCATGCGATCAGGGATAGAAACCTGTATGAGGTTATGAAGCAGTCTATGAGCGCAAGGAGACAACCGCTGCTTGTTATGATTACAACTGCCGGGACAGTGAGGGAATGTATTTATGATGATATATATGATTATGCTGCAAAGGTAATTGATGGTGTAATTGATGATGAGCGGTTCTTGCCTATCATGTACGAGCTGGATAACCGTGATGAATGGGTAGACTGGCATATGTGGCAGAAGGCCAATCCAGGGCTAGGCAGCATCAAGAAGTTTGAGGACTTGGCGGAAAAAGTAGAGCGCGCAAAGAATAATGCCAGAGACTTGCCAGGAGTTTTGTGTAAGGATTTTAACATTAGAGAATCGACAGCGCAGGCCTGGTTGCCGTTTGAGATTATAAACAATGATGAAACTTTCGACATTAATGACTTCCGCGGAAGCTATGCAATTGGCGGTGTTGATTTATCAAGCACAACGGATTTGACTTGTGCAACAATAATTTTGATGAAGCCGAATGACGACAAAAAATATGTGATGCAGCAATACTTTATGCCCGGAGAAATCGTTGAGCAGAGGGCAAAAGAGGACAAAGTACCATACGACATATGGCAAAAGCAGGGACTTCTTACTGCTTGCGAAGGCTTTAAGGTTAACTATTCGGATGTAACAGCTTGGTTTTTGAAGCTGTTCAATAAATATGACATTAGGCCGCTATGGATTTATTATGACCCGTGGAATTCCAACTATTGGGTACAGGAAATGAAGGATTATGGCTTTCAGATGGTTGAGGCCAGACAGGGATATAAGACTTTAAGCCAGCCGATGAAAGAAATGGAGGCCGACTTGAGAAACAAGCTAATAAATTATAATAACAATCCGATACTGAAATGGAATTTAACTAATGTGGTGGCGAAACGCGATGAAAATGACAACGTAAGACCGATTAAAGGTAAGAATATCCGGGCCCGCATAGATGGCGCAGTTAGTCTGCTTATTACTTACGTTGGTTTGCAAGAGCATTTGAGTGACTATAAAGCGTTATTATAGGGGGGTGATAAAGTGGCAAAGGAAAGACGAAGTTTATTTAACATGATATTTGGCAGGACGAAACAGCCTGCGCAAGAGTACACAAACTTAAAAATGCTAAGCGGCTACCAGCCGATATTCACGATGTTTGGTGATAATGCCTACGCAAGTGACATTGTGAGAGCGGCGGTGGACGCTATAGCAAGAAACGGCGCAAAGCTCAAACCGAAACATATTCGAAAAGCCAATGGCGACATTATGCAGCAGAATTCCAGTATACAATATTTGCTTGACACAAGGCCGAACAAATACATGGACAGCTATACATTCTTTTATCGTGTGCTGACCGAATTGTTTATGCGCAATAACAGCTTTGTATTCATCGATAAGGATGCTGATACTGGCAGCCCTATTGGTTTATATCCGATATCTTCGGCCAATCTAGAGTTATTGGAAAGCAATAACGAGATTTATGCAAGATTTAAGTTCTTTAGTGGCGATCAGATAACAATACCGTATACAGATATTATACATTTGCGCCGCTTTTATTATGACAACGATTTTTATGGCGCGTCAAACAAAGCATTGATACCGACGCTTGAACTCATTAATACGACTAACGAAGGAATTGTTAATGCCATCAAAACATCGGCAAACATGCGGGGCATCTTAAAGTTTACACAAGCGATGCTGAAACCAGAAGATATCAAAAAAGAACGCGATCGTTTTGTAACTGAATACATGAACATAGATAATAACGGCGGTATAGGCGCAATAGACGCAAAAGCGGACTTCATTCCTTTGGACAGCAAGCCACAAATTGTGGACAAAGACACAATGGCGCACATTAAGCAGTCGGTATACGATTATTTTGGCGTGAGTGAGCCGATTATAACTTCAAACTATACCGAAGAACAGTGGAATGCCTTTTATGAGAGCACATTGGAGCCTATTGCGGTCCAGATGGGTTTAGAGTTTACCGCTAAACTCTTTACGGATAGAGAAATCGGCTTTGGCAATCAGATTATATTTGAGAGCTCTAGATTGCAATATGCAAGCGCGACCACAAAAAGCAATCTGATCACAAACCTTATGGGGTTAGCCGTGCTAAGCGTAAATGAAGCGCGGGAGATTCTGAACCTTGCGCCAGTTGAAGGTGGAGACGTAAGGTATCAATCGCTAAATTTCATAAACGCTGTAAGAGCTACAGACTATCAATTACAAGAACAAAATCAAGGAGGTGGCAGCAATGCCAGCAATACCGAGGCACAAAACACCAACGGTTGATAAGGAATGGGATGGCCCAGGTAACGAGGCGCAGGTGCGCAGCGGTGAGGACTACAGTTACTACAGACAAATATATGCCTGGCGTGACCCGGAAGGCGAAGAGGATGTTAAAAGCGCTTACAAATTCATACATCATGAGGTGGATAATAGCGGAAACCCGGGCGCGGCAAACGTGCGTGGATGTATAACGGGCATAAGCGTACTCAACGGGGCAATGGGCGGAACGAGCATACCAAGAGCGGACTATCAAGGAGTATATAACCACTTAGCCGCTCATTTGCGCGATGCTGACATTGAGCCGCCGGAGCTTAGAACTTTGAAGGCTGTTAAAGAAGTGCGATCCATGCCGATAGAGTCTGTTGATATGCAAGATGACAAAATGTTAATTCAGGGGTATGCCATAAGATTTAACGAGCCAGCGGTGTTTAACTTTGATGGCGTAGAATATCGTGAAGTCATAAGCGATAGAGCTTTAGACAAGACAGATATGCGCGATGTGCCGCTCAAATATAATCACTCGGATGATGTAATGATTATGGCGCGCACACGCAACAAAACACTACAGCTTATTAAAGATGAACAAGGATTAAGAATAATAGCCGAACTTGCAAACACAACAGCAGGCAGAGATCTATATGAGCTAATTAAACGTGGCGATATCGATAAAATGAGCTTTGCGTTTACGGTGTCAAAAGATGAATATGATACTGAAACGCGAACGCGAAAGATTTTATCTATCGATAAATTATTCGATGTGTCGGCGGTGGATACTCCGGCATACGATACAACCAGCTTGTCTTTGCGTAGCTACTTTGAGGCGGAGGCTGAGAAGCAGCGAATAGCTTTGGAGAAAGCGTCGCGGAGAAAACGGCTGATAATAAAAACATATTTTTAAGGAGTGATATTATGAATATCGAGAAAAGGCTTAAAGAAATAAATGATCGCAAAGTTGAGATAAGACAATTATTAGAAAGTGATACAGAAACTGATTTGGACGCGATAGAAAAAGAGCTGGATGCGCTTGAGAAAGAAGCGCAAGAGCTCAGAAGTAAAAAAGAGACTGCTGAAAAAATACAAGCAGGTGAAGCTGAAGCTAGAAAAATAGAACAACCGGAGGTTAAAAAGATGGATAATGTGTTTGAAACGAAAGAATATAGAAGCGCATTCTTTAAGAAACTGTTAGGCAAACCGTTGACTGAGGCTGAAGAACGGGCATATACTAGTGCTGACAATTCGGCATATGCCGTAATTCCGGTGGAAACGGCCAACATGATATTCGAAAAAATGGTAAAAGTTGCGCCAATGCTGAGCCAGATAACTCTCCTGCGAGTAGCAGGCAATATTAAGTTTGCAGTTGAAGGTGTACGTAACACGGCAACCATACACACCGAGAACGCGGCCATCACACCAGCACCCGACACATTAGTTTATGTGACCCTGGCGGGATATGAGTATGCGAAAGTTATCCGTATATCCAAGACAGTCGCCACCATGGCCATTGACGCTTTCGAGGCATGGCTTGTAAATATGCTCGCTGAAGATATTGCGAGGGCAATAGAAGACGATATCATCAACGGTACCGGCACAAACGAACCTAAAGGTA